AAACGGATACAACTACTGGGGCAAAGGTCCAGTCGACCTAGGTGAGGGTGGAACTACGGCAGGAACGAATTACTATGGTCTTTACATCGACACGGGATCCGTTGCAACGAACAACTACGGTGTGTGGATCAACGACGACGCATACACGAACAAACTGGGTGGTGTCACACTACAGAATGGTGGCATAGCGACCGAGGCAGTTTCGATAACAGATAATTTAATAACTTCCAACAGGTCCAATGACAACCTCAACATCTCGGCCAATGGCACGGGTGATGTTGTAATAACACAATCCAACAACTATCCAGGATTGAGCAACAATCCTAGGAACGTGATGTATTACGAGGATGCGGCCACCACTTTTGGCACAAGGAATTATTCAAACAACATCTACGGGGTATTCAAGATAGATTCTGGGCAGTCAGACAGTTCAAGTTCAAACGACAGATACAGGAACGTGTTTCATATGGAATTAGACCTCAATGGCAAGGATTCAACTGCCACCAGCAGTGCCCTGACCAGGGGTCCACAGAACGCGATAATGACCATTGTCAACAACACCGCTTCCGGCAATTCCACTCTGGGCAATGCCAACGGTGCACAAAACCTGCTTTCACCGAGGACGGAAGGTTCTGGTGATCTCACAATCACGGAATCAGCCGCACACAGCAGTAGCGTTGAAGCGGACGCGGCATCGGGAACCACGATAACATTGACTGACACATACGGCTATCACTCATCAGGATACTCCACTTCGGGATCAGGCACACACGCGGTCACAAACTTCACGCACTTCTACGCACAGACCAATTCGGGCAATTCAAGCATCACGAACGAATACGCTTTCTATTCAGAAGACGACACAGCCAAGTCAAGGGTTGGTTCACTGGAGAGATACAGAGAAAAAATTAATTCATTAACCAGTTCATCAACAATTACGGTTGATTGTGGATTGGCTCCGGTGCATACCGTTACACTAGGCACCAACACAGGATTCAACATCGCGAATTTAGGAACAGGACAATCAGTGACAATAATCATAACACAGGATGGAACAGGATCACGGACAGCGAGTTTCGGAACAGATGGTTCGGCCGCTGTTAAGTTCGCTGGCACATATTCGGCACTATCAACAGCGGCTGGTGCCATAGATGTCGTGACTATTTTCAACGATGGAACCAACTTCTTAGGTAATTGTGCCAAAGCATACGCATAACAAGGAGCATAGATGCCATTAGGTTTTAGCAAAGCAGTTTTCGGACAAGCCGCCGCGGCTGTGAGTGCAACAGGCGGCAGAGCATTCACGCACAACGGAACATCATCAAGCAGTTCAGGGAATTTCTCATTGGACAAGGCAGCCACATACACGGTCAGTTATAGTTCCGCACCATTCAGCGATAGCCAACATTTCAGCATGGTGTTTTGGTTTAGACTGGCACAGGAGGGCGGCAACATAGACGACCCTGCTTCAAGATTGATCTACATGACAGACAGTGATCAATCCGATCTATGGGGATTGACTTTCGGCAATGGCACAAATGTCACTTATATGAATTGTTTGAATTCATCAGGCAACAGGTTGGTCCATCCATATGGATCCACATATGCCAACAACCCAGCATTCATGTCAGCCATAGCGGACGGCAGTTGGCGTTGTATAATGGTCAGTATGGACAGTGATGCCGGCAATGGTATCGGCAGTTTCTACATAGGTGGTTCAAGCACCAATGAAGCGTCAGGTGGTGCATTGACCTCAACTTTGAATTCGGACAATATGAAATACATCGCCTTGAGAAACAACAATGGCGGACACAACACAAACTACGGAACAAGTTTTGAAACAGGCGCAGGCTTTGAACTTGGACCTGTATGGTTGTATGATTCATATCTTGATTTCACAAGTTCAACAGTCAGGGGATATTTTTACAACTCATCCAACACAGACGGATATGTTGATGGCGGTTCGGACGGCACGGCAGGTGGAGCACCCACGCCGGATGTCTACATAAAACACGGAGAGACCACACTTGAAGTGGCAGGCTCATCAACACCAACGGTGAACACGGTCACACACAACAGTGGTGCCATCGTGATCATACCAACATCAGAAGGTCCTGGATCAGGAGACACGATATAATGTATAGAGTAACGATTGAATCAACACAACACACTTTTGACACACTGGCAGACATGGTCACTTGGTTAAAAGCCAATTACACCGACCCTTTATCAAAACCATTCGATGTTGAGAAACAGGTAGATGGTTCTTGGGTGCCAAACCCAGATAAATTCAGTATGTTATAGGAGGACAGCAATGACGACTTGGCCATCAGGATCAAAAGCATCAACCAGCAACCTAGACAGCGGTTCAGACAAACCAAGACTTGCCAGACCCGACATCAAACAGAATGTTGACAATGTCAATGATGTCATAGATTTCTTCGATGGTGGCTCACCGGCGGACGGTGACATCTTCGTCTACAACAGTTCAAACGCCAAGTTCGAGAAGAACACATCCAATTCAAAATTCACAAAGATTGTGCAGACACCAAAGGAAACAATCAACGCAATATCAGCCAACTCAGGATCAGTTGATGTTGATGCAACTGTGGCACCAGTCCACACAATGAGTTTGACAGGCAACACCACATACACATTCACGAACATGACAGCAGGGACCAGTGTTATGCTGATAATCAAGATCAACGACAACTCAAAGACAGCAACATTCACTTCAGATGGATCAACTCGTGTGAAATTTCCTGGAGGTGCACCCACACTGACCACGACTACCGGCAACATAGACATAGTGCAGGTGTTCTTTGATGGCACTGATCACATAGGTGCAATCACACAAAGGATTTCGTAATGTCATTTGGCACAAGGAGGTTCTTGACCGCGGGAGGCAGGAACAACCCATCTACAATCATCACATTCAGCGGCACCATAGACAAGTGTGAACAGGTCACCATAGAGAATGACACCAACGGCAACACGGTGTTGGGCAATGGAACATTCAACAGTTTTAACGATCTGCGAACCAACACAGGCACAGGTGGTGTCAATGCACCAATGGTAGTTGAACTTACACCGGGCAGGGTCTACACGATAGCAATAATAAAAGACCATAGTGGAACTGGCACCCAGCGAATGCCAAATGTGTCAACCAATGTTGCCACAGACACAGCCAATCTGGCATTGAGGTATGGAAATTTATCCAGCCTTAACAATCCACCACCACAGAATTTAAACACAGCAATTGAACGGGAGTTTGATAATGACGATATCGGCAGTGGAGAGCCTGCATTGGAAGGACCTAACGATGGTAGCGGCAATCCAACACCACCAGCAATATTCTTGTTTGAGAATGCACCATTCGTGGACGACAAGATAATCGTGGCGTCAGGATTCGCGGTGGACAACACACACGATGACTTCCTGGCCCTTACCGGGGGAGGTTCAAGACATACCGCAAAAGGTCATTATGTGAGATACTCTGTGGCACAGTCCAGTAATGGTGGTGAAGGTAGAATGAGGGTATCAGTGACAGAAGGATATTTTCTATAAATATCAATGTAATATTACAACAGGAGAAACAATATGTCATCAGCATCAAATTATCTTGAGAATGAAGTTCTAGATCATGTGCTTGGAAAAACAGCAAGAGATTTCACTTCACCATCAACATTAACAATAGCATTGTTCACAGGAACAGCATCAGATGTGTTAGCGGCTCTAGAAGCAGGCACTGGATCAAGATCAGGCACTGGCAACTGGGGACACTACGAAGTCACAGGCGGAAACTACTCTAGAAAAGCAGTATCCTTCAATGCGGCTTCAGGTGGAAGTGCTACAACATCAGGTGATGTCACTTTCGACACAGCTAATGCCAACTACAACAACGCGGCGACTTCAGGTTCAAGTGTGACTTGTATCGCAGTGATGGATGGCACATTCACACCAGATGGTTCAGCAACGCATACTGGAAATGTGTTATTCTATGGACAACTAGACAACGCCAAAGAAATTCTTTCAGGGGATACATTCCAGATCTCAGGTGGGAACTTGACTATCTCCCTAGCATAATAACAGGAGGGTAGTGTCGTGGCACTCAAAGGTCTTATAGACACAACCGCCTATGTCTTAGGCGATTATCAGGATTTAGGATACTACAATCCACAAAGAAGTGTAGGCAAGTATATCGCTGGCGATTACATTGCCACCGATTATTTCTTTGAAGGATTAGAATTATCTACATCATTTACAATATCGGCCGAAGGAACCAAAGACTTCATTGCCTCCACCATGGTGGCAAGTTTCAGCGTGTCCGTTGCGGCGCAGAAGTTTGATTTTGCTTCAGGATCAATTACAAGCACTTTTGGCATCTCTGTTTCTCCGACAAGAATAAGATCAGGAACAAGTTCAGCTTCTGCGGCGTTCACTGCCACACAACAAGGTAATGCCACATTCATATCAGGCACAGCATCAACACTAACATCAGCCACATCACAGAATGCTGTGGCCAATTTCAATGCAGGAGTTTTAAACCTACCTGCCGTGACCACACAGATACAATTGGCAGGTGAATTGTTCTTTGGACAACAGACTGACATAACCTGGGAGAGTTTCAAGGAAAGTGAATTCATTGACAGGACTTGGGATGAATGGTATGGTGATGCTTGGGAACAAGGTGGTGTGCTATTTGTTATCAACATCATAGCACAGGCAATTGGTGGATACAGGGCATTTGGTGGTGCAACATTAAGTTCAACATTTACTACACAGGCGACCCCTACAAGGATTAGACCGGGAGTAGCTACACCATCCACGGCGTTCACATCATCAGTAAATGGCAACAGGATAGCAAGTGGTGAGACATCACCAACAGCATCATTTGGCATAGCCAGTGATTACATCAGGATCAGAGGATTCACAGGATCTTTCACAGGTGTCAGTTCAATCACAGCATTGGCTCACGCAACATTCGACCTTGGATATGTTCAAGACATCCAACCAGTATTCACAACCAGCACAAGTGCCAACGCAGTATTTGATCTGGCATACGGACAGAACAACACGGCACAATTCAGCACATCAACAGACGGAAATGCAGACTTCAAAGGAACAATATCTGTCACAGCATTCAACACAACCGTATCCGTTGGTAGGTTGATAACCATTGCTGATCCGTTCAACATAATCAAGGTAGCACAAGACACAAGGACTCTAGTGGTGCCTATAGAAAATAGAACAACAAAAGTTCTACAACAAACTCGTGTAAATACAATAACCGAACAATCAAGGAGCATCAAAGTGTCTGAAGAAACAAGAAGAAATAAAATATTCAGAGGTGTTCTTACAGATAGATCAAGTATTCCAAGAGTAAGGAGCGAACTATAATGGCAAATTTAACAGGATTCAAAAGAGATAACCAAGGTGCTTTCATAGAGAAGCATCCATCTGCCAATCTACAATACGGATTGGACTTCACAGATTATCTTTCTTCAGGCGATAATATTTCAAGTGCAAGTGTTTCAATAGAAACAATAACAGGTGATTCAGCACCATTGGCATTGCCTACAGACGCATCAACGGATGTTGTGATCTCAAGTGGTGTTGTCAATGTAAGATTGAATGGTGGCACATCAGGCAATGTTTATAATGTTGATGTGACCATAGTCACAGCCAACGGTGACACGGATGTTAGAAGATTCAGGATCGTTGTAGGGGAGAAACATCTATAATGGCTGAACAGAAGAAAACATACAAACTGGACAAAGATCTAATTTTTAAATTAGCTTCTATCCATTGCACATATGAAGAGATAGCTGATTGTGTGGGAACAAGTGCCACAACACTGGAGAAGAGATACAAAGGCATAGTTGAAAAGGGCAGAGCAGAAGGCAAGAAAAGTTTGAGAAGAGCACAATTTGAAAAGGCTTTGGCCGGAGACGCAAGGATGTTGATGTTCCTTGGAAAAAATTGGCTTGGACAGCAGGATTCACCAACAGACGAAGAAAATACACAGCCACTTCCTTGGCAAGAATAATTATTCAATATGAAGTTATCACAACCGCAACGCAAGGTCGCGGATGATCAGACCCGTTTCAGGGTATTGGTCACTGGCAGAAGATTTGGCAAAACAACTCTAGCAATAAGAGAACTTTGTTATGTGGCCAGGGAGATGAACAAGGTGTGCTGGTATGTGGCACCCAGTTATAGACAGGCCAAACAGATAGCCTGGGTAAAAATAAAAAAAATCTTAAAGGACCTGCGTTGGGTAAAAAGGATCAACGAAGCAGAACTTACGATTGAACTTAAGAATGGTTCTAGGATATGTTTAAGAGGTGCTGACAACAAAGACTCATTGAGGGGTGTTGGTATTGACTTTCTTGTGTTGGATGAAAGTGCTGACATAGAAGAAAGTGCCTGGACAGAAGTATTGAGGCCCACACTATCAGACACAAAAGGCAAAGCATTGTTCACAGGCACACCAAAAGGAATGAACTGGTTTCACGATCTTTATCAGACAGGACAGGATCCAACCAATGAAGATTGGAGTTCATATCTTTACACAACAATCCAAGGTGGATTTGTTGACAACACAGAATTAGAAACAGCAAAAAGAGATCTGGATGCTAAAACATTTAGGCAAGAGTATGAAGCCACCTGGGAGACATATTCAGGTATCATTTATTACGGTTTCTCAATGCAGGATAATGTTAAACATTTTTCTGTTCCAGACACCAACAATGTGATCCATATAGGAATGGACTTCAACTTGGATCCAATGACCTCTGTGGTAAGTTTCATAGAAAACGGCGTGGTCTATATCTTTGATGAAATACAAATATGGAGTTCAAACACAGATGAACTATGCCAAGAGATACATCGTAGATATCCTGGTAAGAAAATATTTGTGTATCCAGATCCTGCATCAAGACAAAGAAAAACATCTGCAGGAGGTAGAACAGATTTATCCATATTGCAAAATGCAGGATTTATTTGCAAGGTTCCTCCAAGACACATGGCCATCAGAGACAGGGTCAACTCAGTGAATGCCAAACTATGTTCGGCATCAGGACACAGGGGCATCTTCATCCATCCCAAGTGTAAGAATCTGTTAAATAGTATTAGTAAACACACATATAAAGAAGGAACGGTGTTGCCTGACAAGACACAAGGATTTGATCATATGAATGATGCATTAGGATACCAAATATCATTTCTTTACCCAATCAGAACCAGTTATGAAAACGCAGTTCCAGAAAGATATAGTGTCAAAACAGGAGTGATGAGATAATGGCAGATGTAGACATTTACGGATTAGGACCAACATTAAGCACGGTGACAGGACAGACAAAAGGACTACCAGTCCATCGAGATTATGATGTCTATATCAATCATTGGAAGTTCCTGAAGAGAAGTTATCTAGGTGGCAGTGAATACAAAAGGGGCCTTTACCTAAAAAGATACACCTATGAGAACGAAGGCGAATACCTAACAAGATTGGCACACGCCGCAGAAGACAATCATTGTCGATCTGTGATACACACATATTCAAGTTTCCTTTACAGACAAAATCCTAAAAGGGATTTTGGTTGGTTAGAAGGATCACCAGAGATAGAGCAGTTCCTAGAAGATGCTGACATGGAAGGCAGAACATTTGAAAACTTTATGAGAGATGTAAATGTTCAATCAAGCATCTATGGACATTGTGTGGTGTTGATGGACAGACCTGAAACACAGGTTGGCACAAGAGCCGCAGAACTTGAACAAGGCATCCGTCCATATGGAGTGATATACACACCAGAAAATATTTTAAATTGGAAGTTCGTAAGAAAAGAAAACGGACACTATGAGATAGAAGAATTAGTTTTATTAGAACAAGACGAAAGACCATACCAAAGGCAAGGTGAGTTCTATTTGAGAAAATGGACACCAGACACAATAACCTTGATGTCATATGATGGCAATCAAAAAGATCCATTCACAATGATCGAAGAGAAGCCAAACACATTGGGCAAGGTGCCTGCTGTTTGGGTGTATGCCAACCGAGGACCAATCAGAGGCATAGGTGTTTCTGACATTGATTCAATCGCACAATCACAAAGATTCCTAATGGAGTGTAATTCAGAAGCAGAGCAACTGATATCATTAACTAACCACCCATCACTTGTTAAAACAAATGGCGTCCAAGCATCAGCTGGTGCCGGTGCCATAATCACAATGCCGGACGAACTTGATCCTGCATTGAAGCCTTATCTATTACAACCGTCAGGTGGTAATCTTGAAGCCATATTGAAAACAATGGACTCAACGGTGAAAGCGATCGACAGGATGGCACACCTTGGAGCCATTAGGGCAGTAGAAACAAGACAGATGTCAGGCGTGGCAATGCAATCGGAATTCTTGATGTTGGATGCCAAACTCTGTGAGAAGGCAAAGAATTTGGAACTTGCTGAAGAACAAATATTTAGATTGTTCAGTTTATGGCAAGGACAGGCGTGGGACGGATCAATCAAATATCCAATGGCGTTCCATATCAGAGACAAGAACTTGGATATAGACATACTTAAAAAGGCCGCTGAAACACAAAGAGATTCAGCAACAGCAACTCCAAATGTCAAAGCAATTATAGATCAGAAACTAGTTGAGATACTGGCCAGAGATGAAGAAGAAATGGAAGAAATGCAAAACCAATTGGCAGACAATGGCCCACATTCTGAAATGACTGATCCGGCAGGTATGATACAACATATGAGAGACATGATTGAAAAAGACAAACTTACAAATGAAGAGATAATGGAACTACATCCAGAGATATCAAAATTCTTCACAAACACAGGAGCGGCAAATGGCCAAACAGAGACGAGTCCCCAAGGACAAGAGAACGGGACTACCTAAAAAATACCTATCAGGTGTCAAAGGATCAGCCAGGCAAGAACTTGCCGGTGTGGTCAATCGTATCAGCAGATTATACAAACAGGGCAAACGAATACCACAATCATTGATTGACAGGAGGGTGAGACTTGGCAAAAAGTAAACCCATAACAGGCACTACCAGGAAAACTTTACAAAACAAAGCCAGCAAATCTAGATTCACATTTTCAACACTGGCAAAGGTGTATAGGCGTGGTCAAGGTGCATTCCTTGGAGCAGGGTCAAGGCCAGGCATAGGAATGAACCAATGGGCAATGGGCAGGGTCAATAGTTTCCTACGAGGATCAAGGAAGCACGATCTTGACTTGAGGAGAAAAGGAAAGTAATGGCTGAATACCAAGGCCGAAAGGTCACACTTAACAAACCTTTCAGGACTCCTGGCAAGAGCAAGAAGTTCGCTGTGTATGTCAGGAACCAGAGAACAAAAAATGTTCAGATAGTGAGGTATGGTGATCCCAATATGCGGATCAAGAAGAACATACCAGCAAGGCAAAGAAGTTTTCTAGCTAGGATGGGAGCGATACTAGACAAAGTAAAAGGACAAAAGAATCTGTCGCCTGCGTTTTGGAGTATGCGATCATGGAGGTAATTGTGTTTTTATTATGGATAGGATTTTGTGTTTACCTGTTGTATGAATTATACCAATGGATAGAGAGAACATTTTAATGGGGGACATAGATGGATTACAGATTCACGGCAATACTGATTACATTGTTGATCTTGATGGCCATCTTTCTAGACCCAGGATACATACCAAAAAATGATTAGAAGAATTTTTAGACAACCAGAGGAGACAGCAAGGCATCTACAACTTAAAAAGATCTGCCTTGACTATTTCACTCATTATGAGAAATTGATGAAGCATCCAAGTTTTACAAACGCCACCCGAGCAAGGAAGGCGTGTATCAGGATGAAACAAGTGGCACACGCAAGAGGTCTTGAATTATTAGATCTGTATGCCCCATCAAGAAATGAAGGTAGGCCAGAAATGTATCCTACTAAACATAGACAAAAGGAGAAAACAAATGACACACCGAAAAGGCCATAAAGGCAAAAAAGGTTCAAAGTCTGGAAGAAGATCTCCTATGGGTTCTCGTAAGAAAAGTGGCCGTAGGAAGTAAAGACATTGAGAAGTGGATTGGACAGGTTGTTGCTAAAAAGTATAAGGCGAGTGGAGCGACAATCTGTCCGTTTGCAAAAAAAACTCTTGAAGATAGAAAAATCCAGATCACAATGGCAAAGAAGGATGTGTTGGATCAGATTGTGCATTGTTGTAGCCTTTTTAATATTTTCAATCTGGACATTGTCATCCTTTATTTCACTGACAAGATAACAGAAAAAAAATTATCACAACTCTGTAAGACAGCACACAAACAAAATCCCATGTTCGCCATAATGTATGACCATCCAGACAATAACGGACTACATAAAGGTGTATCATTCAGTTATGGCAAAGCTCCATTGATAATGATACAAGGAATGGCAAAACTGAAACAAGCACAACAAAAACTTCGAGAGTCTGGATACTACGAGAAATGGGACATAGACTCGTTTGATCAGTTTTACTAATAAATAATAACATAGTGGTAATCCTGCCACGCATAACAATAGGAGGACTACGATGAGTCAAGACCAAACATCGACAGACGCTCAACCAACCACTGGGGTTGCAGAGCCAGTCTCAAACACGATCCAGGACACAGCGGACAATCAACCCGCGAAAGTTTATACACAGGCAGAACTTGATGCTGTGGCGGCCGAAGTAAGAAGAAAAGCAGAGGCCAAATACACAAAAAAGTTTGAAGGTATAGATGTTGAGAAATACCAGACATTCTTGGAGAAGGAAGAAGAGCAAAAAATTTCCCAAGCCAAGGAAAAGTCAGAGTTTGAAAAATTGTTGAAAGAGAACGCCGAGAAGTTTCAAGGCAAGATCAGCAATTTGACTTCAGAACTCACAAAGGTCAAAGTAGACAATGCTTTGATTGATGCGGCTACAAAGAACAGGGCCATATCCCCTAATCAAGTGGCAACATTAGTCCGGAACAATGTCAAGATGACCGATGCAGGAGAAGTTGAAGTCGTTGATCCAAAATCGGGTCAACAAAGATACACTGACGCTGGTGATCCACTTGACATAAATGGGTTGGTATCAGAATTCCTAAACTCCAATCCACACTTTGTTCAAGCAGGACAACCAGGCGGTGGTTCTAAATCAAACACTGGCACAACAGGTGTTTCCAAAGTTGATGTAAAGAATCTGGACATGAACAATCCAGAACATAGAAAACAATATGCTGAATGGCGTAAGACCCAAGCAGGATATTAAACATTAACAAAAGGAGATTAGCAAAATGGCTAATGAATCAGACACTACGAGTTTGAATGACCTGATATCCCCGATCGTCCAAGAGGCGATGTTCGTGGCATCAGAGACTTCAATCATGCCAGGACTTGTGAAGAACTTCACGGTCCCAGCAAACGCAGGTAAGGTATTACAAGTGCCTATCTACGGAACACAAACAATCGCGGCAGACACAGCGGAATCAACTGACCTTTCAAACACTGAGATATCTACTTCAAAAGCAGACATCACTTTAGTTGAAGCAGGTATAATGACAACATTAACTGACATGGCAAGAAACCACTCAGTATCAAATGTTGTTGCTGACCTAGGTAAGTTATTCGGTGAGGCTATCGCAAAAAGACACGACAGAGCATTAACGGCTTTGTTTGATTCTTTTTCAACGACAATCAACACAGCGGCTGACACACAAACGGAACTATCTGTTGAAGATCTTTTCAAAGCATATTCAACTTTGAAAGCAAA